AAGTGGCTGTGTAATCAGTCAGACCATTGTACTCAAGATCCCTGACCTCCCACCTGAACAGATAATCTGTAAGGTTGTAAGCCATCACATACTCGTCTACAGGATGATTAGCTATATCTGTGATATTCCCATCGATGAAATAATGATGCTTGAGCGTACCGCCTACTTTGTATGGTGTTACCCTGACCTGTTGTTTCTTGGCAGAAGAGGTCATAAACCTCGTATCGTTTACCTCTAAGACCCATTTGCTACCCTTGTAAAGATAGTTCTCCACCCTGACCATAGATACGTCCCGATTCTTCTGAGAAGATCCTTCAAAGAGCTTATCGTAAGCTGTGGCCACCTTATGAATACGATTGTCATCGCCAATAGAATAGTAAGTGGTCTTATCAACAGACACAAGAAATCCGAACCCTGCAAAGAAGAAGGCTATCGCTCCGAATAATATAATTGCTTTTAGCTTCTTATCTTTGAGTTCTTTGTATCCCATCTTAGCATTTTATCCGAGGAAATAGATACCTGTTGAGTTGATAATCGTACCGCTTGCATTGAGTGAGTTGAGTTTAGCATCATCAGCAGTCTCTAAAAATTCAGACACATCAGACAATGATGTGTATAGGCTGGCTTCATCTGTCAGGTCTATTTGAAAGTATGCTGTATCGTGAGTATCTAAAGTGTCAGCATCTCCTACCTTATCCCCCAACTCATAAAATTGAATGACATCAGATAATGCAGTATATAAACTGGCTTCATCTGTTAAGGCTATTTGGAAATATGCTGTATCATGCCCATCTAATTTGTCTGCATCCCATAAGCTATCATCTGAACACGCTGCCCAATCCGAACAAGCATAAGTGGTATCAGCGTCTCTTGCATCTGTGATAGCTATAATCGTCGCATTGTTCCTTGTCTCATTCAAATAGAAGACATTGGCTGATTCGTATATTCCAACCTCGTCCGAATTATAAGTTGTATCAACATTATCAAGATAGGCTGTGTCAAAAAAGCTTTTCACTATTCCTAGGGTTCCAGTCTGGTTCTCAAGAACTGTTCCGTTGATAGGCCAAAGAGTATCTGTATCAGTATCCCTCGCGTCTGTGATGGCTATGATTGTTGCATTATTTCTCGATTCATTCAAATAAAACACATTAGCTGATTCATATATGCTCACTTCATCAGCATTGTAAGTGGTATCTGTGTCACCTATCCCTGACCAATTTATCAGAAGGTTACTTGAGTTTACAAGGCTTATGGCTGTAGCGGAATCAGTCTTATTAAGGAATCTATCTGTGAACCAAGATATGTCTATTTGCAAAGTATCTGCAGCTAATTCAATTCCATTACTGACTTTAATATATAAAGCCTCAACTAAACAACCCAACCCATCGCCATCGTGTTCAGAACAATGCGCCTCTTCCTCGAAAGTAGTATGATTGACTGCCAGGGAACCTGACTGATTGTTTATGTCTGTATCGTTAAGTGTCCATTTGGCTATCGTAGTGTCTGCGCTAGCGGTGAAGTTTGAAAGGGTTATATCAGCTCCATTGAGATTGATTGATTCGGATACGGTCAGAGTATCAAAAGATGCAGCAGAGCCGTTTGTAATGTTGTAAGTATCAAGAAGGTTTATATCGCTCTGAGGAGAGAATGCGACAGCTAGACCTACAAGAAAGAATGTAAATAAAAAAGCTATCAATGATTTTGACTTCATTTGTGTTTCTTGTCCAGATGATTCTTCATGATCTTATCATCTTTAGAATCGACCTGACCATCCTCATTAACATCGAGATCAGGTTTCGTGTCTTTGGCTTTACTTCCTTTTTGAGACTTTGCGCCTCTACCCTCTTTTCTAACTCGACGGGGGGACTCAGGCGTTTTTTTTTCCGTTACCTTTTCAAGAGCTGGATGTCTACCATATCTAGCAGGGAAGTCAACCTTGTCTCCTTTCATCAATGTAACGATAAGCTTGTCTGGTCCTTTGATGCTTACTTTCTCTTTAGCTTTGAATTTCATTGTATCCTCCTTAAGCAACCACTACGTTGCCATCATCTGATATTGGTGACCATCTTACATAGAATGTTATGACTCCCGCTGTAATGTCTGCAGTACCCACAGTGAGTATGACATCATCAGACACTAGATTTCGTTTAACAACAGATGTAAGCTCAACACTCGCATCTACTGTCGCATCGTGCCATATATCCTTGGCATCTATATCTGTGGCATCTGCAACCTGAGCAAGGATCCCTGCGGTTGTTGCTGCCGTACCAAGTTCAAGAGTTGCTGCTCCAGCTAAATTAGTCGAGCATCTTGCTATGACTGACATTTCAACTAGACCTGTCACAGTCAACAATGTGTAAGGATTCTGTGTGCCAGATTCATCCCCTATCCCGTTTGCAGTTCCACCGACGAAGGTTACTGTCTTTTCTAAATAACCAGTCTGAGGCCATTCAGGATTGGCGAGGAGTCTCTCATTAATTTCATCAAATCTCATAGTGTTCCTCCGAATAATGAAAGAATAGAAAAAATCTATTCAAACAATATCCTACTGATTTTCTGGTAGCATAGAGTCATACTAGAATCGCCAGAACTGAGCTGTTGGATACCTACATAAGGTATCAAATCAACATCGTTCGTCAATGCTGTCGTCTGTGTGACATGGACGTCATTTATGAAGAAATGCGCCTTTCTATCGCTATCGATCTCGATTCTTAGGTTGTAGGCTGTACTTACAGCAACAACTACTCCTGAATCGGTTGTGGTATCTGTCCCGCCAATGCTACTGACGCACTGCCAGTTTGCATCTGGGACGTCAGTATCATATCTGAAGAATACCTGGTCGTCATCTGTAGCAATCGTTGGGGTATTGGACAGTTTAAGACCTGCCCAGATTAGCATAGTGACGATTGCTGCTTGCGTTATCACTTGAGCTTCCCAGATGACTTGATTCTCAGTTCCCCATAGAACGCCTGCCCATGCAGTTTGTTTTGTATCCAGATGAGGTAAGAATATTAACTGGTCATTGTCTGCGGAACCTGTCTCCATCTTGACACCGCCATTGATAGTGTCCCAAGAGAAATCCGCAATATCAGCATTATCGCCTAGAATCTCGAAGTTCCTATTAGCCACGACAAATTTTGCCAAAGCTGTAGCGTTGTCTGCGTCGGGGTCTATAATGATTGCAGAATTTGCATCAGGTAATTGCAGGAAGAACTCTTCTAAGCAATACCGTCCTGGGGTTTTCCTGAAATGCCCGTTAAGTGTCAAATCAAAAGCAGCTTTGTATCTTGCATGAGTGAAAGGTGGCGAGGCTATGCTGCCCGACGGATCACTCCTAAAACCATCTCGTAAATCATCGTATGTCATTTTTTCTCCCTGAGAGTCGTTTGCAGTTCACCGTGCAGTCTCAGTCAACACGATACAGTCGTCAATAAAGAAAAGAAAAAAACTATCTGGCAACAAACATGATGTTATGGATACCAGTTGTTATCGTCCCCAAAGTATAAATACCTGTGGCGGGGTCGAATGTACCGTCTTTGTCAGCACCAGCGTCATCCTGAACAAGTGTCAAGAGTATCTCTTTGACAACCTGACCTTTAGCATCTGCAACATCTGTGTTCAAGTCGATTGTGTGACTAGTAGCACAGGCTGCGCTACTTTGGATAACGACAAGCTTAAGACCACCTGGTAAGGGCGATATTTTCCTGAATGTTTCAACAACAGCAGTAATTTTAATCATCCTCCGAGTCCGTGTTAGACTCTATTTTTTTGTTTCTATGTTCATCCCAGTGGCAATCAAAACATAAAGTTATACCATTATTTACATCATAAATTAATTTAATCTGTTCAATAATGATACATTTTTTAACACCCACTACATGATGTGGATGTAATGTTATGCCTCTTTCACCACAGTTCTGACAAGTATAATTATCACGCCTAAATACCTTTTCTCTCCATTTGACCCATTTCTTTGAAGTTCTAACATTATGGTTTAACTGCTTGTATGTTAATACACCATAATTTGTTTTGTTCCAAGGAGTGCGTCCTGGTTTGAATTGGCCAGAGTGAACAACATCGCTATTAGATAAACCTTTAGAGATATTCTCTTTATGTTCGTCCGTATGCTTACTATGTTTGTAGACTCCTGAAGGCATAATGATTACCTCATGCTATTCCATACATCTGCGTCTGTGCGCTCTCAAAGGTATTCACAGGTGTGATATACTCTTTAAGTAGGTATGGATAGTTATCGTTCTCGTTGTACTTCTGTTCGAATGTCAGGTCAAGCAATACAGCCATGAAGTTGTATCGCATATCCAGGAACAGAATCCTCTTGGCAGCAGCAGTCGTTGGCATGAATTTGTCCTTGATGAACAAAGCCTCGTCAAACACGAATGCTCCAGGTATACCGAACGCCAGCGAGTCCTTTGCAGGTCTATCGACGCTCCTCTGGAAGTCCATGAGCAATCCCTTGATATAGCTGTGCGTTGTCGTATCTGTCACACAGAGATTGATCTGACCGTTTGCGTTGTAGGCTGTGTCGAACTCAGCTCGAATCAATGGCAAAGTTGGTAGACCACCACTTCTGTTTGTGGTATTGGTCGTAATGCCAATTATCAAACCGTTAGGCTCTTCAGTGTTGGTTGAAGCGTCGCCGTTGATGATAGCGTCCTCTTCAGCTTCCATGATGCTTGCGGTCTTGACTGCCATGTCCAACTGTGTAGGGTCGATGAAACCTTGCATCATTGGAATGGATGGGCCAGAGATCCTGCCTTTAGCATACAAGAACTTGATATACACGCTCACTCTGTCGTAGACATCCACCTGGTCGGCGATGACTGCGTTCTCAGCTGCCCAGACTGCGCCACCTTTGGAGGTTAGCGGGATATAGTCATAAGTAGCTCCTCTGACTGCCCTTCTAGGATATAGGTTCCTAAGAGGCGTTTCTCTGATGGTCCTGTCAACGTATAAAGGGTCAACATAGACTGGTATCAAAGCTGTGCCTGCGGTACCTTCTCCACCTGTCTGGGAGTCGATTGAGACTTTGTTGATTCTGGCAGCTTTTGCAACATGAGCATCCAGAATTTGTTTCTTCATATCAAGTCCAGTGAAAGGATTCCAATACTCAGCAGACATTCCACCGAACTGGTCCTTTCTGACCTGAAGTGCGCCAGCGAATGATTTATCGAACTCCGTGATAGGGTCGAAGTTATCAGGCTGACCTTGGTAGTGTGCTTTATCCATTATCATTTTAGTCCACCCTCACTATTGGGATCATACCTTTTGCAACAGCTTCCTTAGCTTTCTCAGCTTCCTTTGGGTCGTCTGCATCAGTATCAGGGTCAGCAGGGTCTTCGCTTGGCAGTCCCTTATACCATGGTAATCCCTTTATTGTTGTTAGCTCTGTCTCCAGAGCTTTGTTCTTATCGGACAGTTCAGATACTTGCTTATCTGTCTTGTCGGTGTAATCCTTAAGCGCCTTCTCAGCTTCATCTTTCACTTTCGTGACGTCAGCGAGATTCTTCTCAAAGGTAGAAACGTCCTTTTCAAGCTTGACAGCTTTATCGGACATCTCTGTATACTCCTCTTCAGAATATGTCTTGTCCATTTTCTCCTCCTTGTTGAATTGTTTGGCGATATGACCATAACTTGCATTACGGTTAGATTGAATAGGAACCCAGGTAGCTTCTAAGAGCTCACCTTTAGTAAATACGCGCACTTCCTTACCTTTAATCTTGCGCATCTCGTAGTCGGTGACAATCGCGCCGATTGAAATGCCAGGGTTCTCGTCTTTCTCAAGCGCTTCATCCACTTGCGCCTTGATCTGTGCAGCTAGAGGATTGGCCTTCTCAGTGAAGAACCAAGGATTAGCGAACAATGCAGTGCGCATACCTTTCTCTCTACTGCGTAGATTCTTCCAACCACCCACCCAAGATTGCATAGAGTTGTCGTGATTGGCTAGAGCCTTGAGAGATTTATACTTGGCGAATGATTTGACGAGCTCTTTGGCCATCATCTCATTATCTCTATCAAGAGAGTCATCAGAAAGTATTGCAGAATATTCACCAGTATCGAAATTCTTCATGACTGGCACCCAAAGTTTGACGGTTTTTTCTTGCATGGTATTCCTTTTTGTTGGATTAAGTATAAAATAACTATGTGATTTATGTGGCCTTACGATATTCTATGCTGCATCTGCAATTCGGATGGGCAAACGGCGGATTCGGCCCTCTTTTGCCAGATTTATCATCAACGAAATCAACATCGAACGGGATGCCTTTTGCAAAATATTTGCTGTGCAGTCGCTCACATATTGGGCTGACATCATTATCACCTACCGAGGCATAAGCTTTATGACCTTCAATGCCTGACTCGACATACCCAGTCAGCTTGCCCTCATTTATGAATCGATTGGACTCTGTTCGTGCTATCCTGACGGCCTGACTCCAACCTGAACCTCTGAATATCTCCTGGATGTTCTTCGTCATCTCAGTCCTGGACTCTTTATTTATTACGTCTTCCTGGACGGACCGAAGGATTTTAATTCTGAGCTCTTGAGAAGCGCCCTTGATTCCGTGCCAGGCTTTGCCATCAGGCAGAGTGTATCCGTTGAGCTGTTGATGTGCTAGGTTCTTGACTTTATCGCCGAACATTCCAGTGAAGCCGATGTCCATGTCCAACTCAGCTTCGGCAGATTCAAGGCCGACAGTCAACCCAGACTTGACGAACATCTTAATCTTACTTATGAAAGGGAGCATATTGACATTGTTCATCAAGACTCGAAGGAACTCGCCGAAGGTCTTATCTATCTGTTCAGCGGATTTCTCGATATGGATATGCTTGAGCGCAGCCACCACCTTCTTTTCCATCTTTATCATGATGCCTTTCATATATTCAGCGTAGTCCTCGGACTCGTCAACTATATCGACATCTTCAGGATCAGCACCCTTCACAACATTACTACGGTTTAATATGGTATGAGTAAAATCGAAGCTGAACTCGTCAGGCTTCAACTTGGTAGCGTTTGAGCAGTAGTTGATTTTGAAGTCATTATAGGCTTCTTCAAACGGCACGTCGTGTTGTTCGGCAAAGGAGTTTATATCTTCAGTGGATACATAAGTATAATAATCCCATTGCTCGTTTGATTTGAATATGAATATGATCCCATCCTGTTCGAGGTAGTGCATGGTAGCATACCTATGTTCTTTGATAGCGAACTCCATCTTCTTCCAAAAGTCGTTAAAATATAGTTGTAACATCTTTATAATAAACTCCTCAACCATCCCGCAATCTTTTTGATAAATGTGACGTCGGTTGATACATCAACAACATCGTCAACATATCCGCCTACGACAAACTTCCCTGAATAAGTGTAACTGTTGCTATCTGTCATGATATAAAGATATTCTGTCTTAATTGTGGCTGGTGTTGTTATTCCTGTAGTTGCCCATCTGAACCATCCTGTAGCTCCAATCTCAGTACAAGCAGCAGCATCAACCGCAACAACACCCCCATCAGACAGATCATATATCGCGATTGTGACAGTCTCTCCAGTAGCGAATGAACCAAGTAATACTGTTGATTCTCCTGTTGCTTCAGTTTGGTATCTCATATTTCTGCCTTCAAATTACTTATCTCTCTGAGGATGATTGTGTCTGACCGTGCTGCACTCATAATATATGATGCTTCAACTGGCACATAACCTTCTTTGAATACAGTCACTTTATGATATGTTGAGTTTGTGGAATCGCTCCATAGCTCCATATTGGTGGTCTTGCTGTTTCCGTATTGATATTTCCAAGTAAGCAACGCACACCCTATATCGTGACAATTAGATAATTTCCCATTACTATCAGTTTTGAATAAGAACTGTTCTTTACCTGCAGACTGTTCAATCAGCACCACTGCATCTTCTAGGGCATTCCCTAATTTGTCTTCAACAGTCAATGTCAAGTCATACACCCATAGAATCATTCCATCATAGTCTACATCGTAGGCTTCTCGGGTGGTGAAGGTGTTGCCTGACCACATTAAGACTCTACCTCCATAAGCTGCTTGAATCGAATCGCTCGCATCATGTTCCCAGGTGCAATCCTTACAGACAACCTGTGGCCCATACTGAACCAGCATACAATTCTTGTTATTTAGATTCTCAAAAGTGCAGTCCTCCAAATATATGAATTGTTGACCGAAGTCGTGTTCATTGTCATAGCCATATGTCCTTAATGTATTCTTACCATCTGCAGCACCCATACCATATATTATCATTTTCCAAGAAGTGGTTGTTCCAAAAGTGCAACCTTTAAGTTTAAATGGCCCCCCACCTGTAGAATATACAGGATAATTTCCTACATT